GTCACTGGCCCAGTATTTACACTTTCATGATGTGAAATAGCTGTGACATTGCCTTCGATTTCTTCGATTGTCAAGAGGAGTGAATCCATTTGTAGTGCTATAGAAAATGTCTTTGTCTGACGCATTTTCATTGCCATCCAGTAGCCAAGTATTGTGGTCGTGACGTCTGACCATCAACAGTTATTAAAAATTTGAAAACCACGTAGCCAGTATTCCCATTTGCTGAAATGTCAATCACTCCTTGAAGACGATTTTCACTTTCAACATCGTTCGTTTTAAACGTGACAAGTGCATCAACGTCAACTGGATTCCCATGTATATTAAGGCCTTCCACTGAAATTATCGCATCTCCAGGTCCGGTGAAAATAGGCGTGAACTCAAAAGGGTAAAGGGGACTAGTAGTTCCAGGTTTATATCCTCCACGGTTAGGTGTATATCCACCAGGCGTATCAGACCCATACACTAAACCTGAATCAAAAGACCATTCAGAAGCCGGGTCGTAGAGGTCGAAACTCGTGATATGCGTCTTAAATTTCTTACCCAAGATCTGGTAGTGTGTAAGCTCAATTGCATTAATGGACTTGCGGAAGCCGAGGTCGTATCTATTGTGGTCTACATCAGAGTTGTACACACAGTAAACATATTCTGGTGTATTATTCACACAGTCGTCGGTATAGAGTTTGAACCAAAGACCGATCTTTGGCTGATCCCAGTAGGGAACGTAAGTATTAGTCTTTCGTGAATAAGCTCGGATTTGTAGTGTGAGCATAGAGAGATGTCTCGAGTTAAAGTGTTGTGTGTGAACCGGTGAGTAGATTTGTTGGGGTTGATTCGGTCCGAGCACACAAAAAACCTTTTCACGAAGAGTCGTCACTGGTCCAGATTTGACACTTGTGTGATGTGAAATGGCAGTGAGATTGCCTTCGATTTCTTCGATCGTCAAGAGGAGTGACTCCATTTGTAAAGTGCTATAGAAAAATGTACTACAGTTTTGTAAAATCATCTCTGAAATTTCCTGTACTTTTTCTTCGATCGATGTGGTGCCTTAGTGATCACGAAATCGCACTCGTTCTTGCACTTGTGCGTCGCTCAGTTGCAGTCGATCCCAAGTCGCGCACGTGGGTCGGCCAGCACGTGCAAGTACGTTCGCGCAAGCGCCTCATTGGCTGGACGGGCACACTGCCAGTGCCGACGACATTTACCTACGTCGATTCGTATAGACGATGGAATCCCGGAAACAAAAAGCTCCTGCATTCACTTGCACTCGTGTGCAAACAAGAGCTTCTTTTCGAAGTCCCTAAGTAACAGAGTTTCTAATTTAGAACAGTCATGAGCGATCTCAAAGGAGCTACCAATGTAGTTGAAGCTGTTGCAGTCAATACTGTCGCAAGTGCACCAATGGTCATGTCGCAAGTTGCAGGCTTGGTCGCGACAGGAATGATCATTTCATGCTCGGGAATTCGCTGGTCGAGTCCGATGGGCGCTGTAGAGGACCTGAAGAACGAGGTCATGAAGAGTGGAAATGAGATTCCAGTCACAGCAACATTTGCTGTGTTAATGGGACTGGGTGTTGGAGCGCGTGCGCAGTACAACAGCTTGCCATTCGCAGGGTACAACGGATTTATTGCTGGTATCAGTACAGTAGCAGGAACGTTGTACCTAGTAGACATGATTATGCACTACACAACAATTAAGCCACGCACGTCCGAGCAGATGTGGAATCACGTATCGAGTGGAGCGCTCGTTGGCGGTGTCACTGGTGGGACGTCTGCGATGCTTGGGTCAGTTCTTGGATAAACTCCTTTGTCGTGCGTCCATTAAGCACTCTTTCGCGCTCAAGTGGCAGCATGCGCAGCAGCTTATTGACTGCAAGTGAGTGGTGCCGCCATTCGAGCCAATCTAATGCATGTTCCGCGTCGCAGAAGTAGAAATCCATTGGCCCTTCACACAACTTGAACATCACCTTCATCGCTGCACGGCGGCAGCAGAACTGACACCATGACCGAACGAGGCGACGATACGATCGGCGCATTGTCGTCCAAGGAAACTTCCTGGAAGTCGTCTTCTTCGCCTTGTTCTGGCGTTGGTGGCGGCGCTGTGAAATCAACGTTTCCCCAAAACTCAGTGTCCACATGATCGCGCACAGATGCCTCGACTCTTTCGCGTATGATTTTCAGATCACCCTTGCGCATCACAGGGGGGCCATCTGCACCGCGGCTCATTGCTGCGAAGAAGTTCGAGTAATGCGGTAGAACATAATCATGCAAGTCTCTGTCGCGCGTCACACGAATGATCTTATACACTTCGGGTGTCCATGAGATGTAGTCGCACCACTCGCGATTCGCGCACTCGAGGCATAAGTTCATTTGCATGTAGTAATACAACGGAACTTCGAAATGCACTTGCTTCTTCCAGTAGGGGCATTTGGCTTCGACCATGCCCTCTGTACCTACGAGCCCGTCGGGTGAGCCAGCAAGCCATGGAGTGTGCTCGTGCACGTGCAGTCCAGTTTTCTCAACGAGATTGCCCGTGTGCGCCGAATATGCGAGAATCGCATTATCTTCGTTGTTCGAGCCCCAACGCGTCGCGTCGTTGCCCTCGAACACATCGAGCCCCATTGCGCGATTGAACGCGACCTTGCGGCTAGTCCACAGGCACAAGCCGAGCGCAGCGCCGACGTTCGATGCTGTGAGCTTTCCCTTACGAGCCTCGTGCCATTCGGGTGTGCCCTGCTGCAAGGAGCTTGTCATGCTTCGGCAAGCTTCGAATTCCACAGTTTTTTTCAGGCCTCGTACGTGTATTATAAAAAATTCTTCGAGACTTCGAGACTTCGAGAGAGTATGTATGTATTAGTTTAGTTTTAAATTTAAATATTAAGAAGAACTACCTATCTCGAAGTCTCGAAGACTCGAAGATTTTTTTACAAAGCGCAACGACCCTAAAAAATTACTGTGGAATTCGAAGCTTCGATTTCTTTTTCCGATTTTCTCTGCAGAAGAGTATGACCGAATGGAACAAGCAGATGTGGACAATGCTTTTGCTGAATTTGACCGCGCTATGCTACTTGTCACTCCTCACCCAGCACCTGCTTTGCGCGATGCTTTGCTTTGCGTCAGCTGCCGCAGTGATAGTTACACATACAACAACAGAGGGTCCTGTGAGGCCGGATCACGTGTATGCAACGACTGTGGCGTGGTGCAGCCTGGGAATGTCATTTTTGAGCACATGTTTGGTCGGCGCCTTTCTTGCAAGTCTAGCAATTATAAACGCATTCATCACTGGCATGAGAGGATTAGCCAAATGCTCATTATGGAATCGCGCATTGCGCCCGAGCACATGGTGGCTATTGCTGAAAGGCTCCTCGACGGCTCGCACGCCACTATCTCGAAAGATACGATTAGATCAGTACTCCGATCTCTGAAGCTTCAAGTCTACATTGAGAAGTGGCTGCAGATCATTGAACGCTGCACAGGCATTGTTCCTCCATGTCCAGGACCAACAATTTTACATCACCTTGACCAGCAATTCATCGAAATTGAAAAGCCTTTCCTTGAGACAAAACCAAATTCGCGTCGCAACTTTTTGAATTACAACTATGTCTTCTGTCGCTTACTGCAACGCATGGGCTGCACTAAATTTTGCATGTTCTTCCCACTTATACGCTCAAAGCACAAGCTGCGTGCACTTGACGAAACATGGTTCAAGATGATGGCGTTGCTTGGGTGGCCTTCGGAGCCGCTTGAAGTTGTACCGCCATTCGCTGTGAAAGTGCACGATGCCCCTTCTTTGCTTCTGCGGCTAAAAGCGACAGTTTCGTCAATAGCCCCATCTGTGCCGCGCCCAATGCCATGGCGTACGGTACAAGGGCGTCGTTGGACAAATCAGACGGCTTCACAAACAATCGCGAAACGATTAGCAGCAGAGCAATCTGCACCGAAGATTCAAACACTAGCTCTCCAACTGAAGAGGCGGAAGAGTCAGACGGCATCATCGCCTCAACAGAAACGCCGATTGCAAGGCCCGCAAAAACCGATACAAGTGACGTCGCAATGTCTTGATCTACAGTCATCGTCAATCTGACATTATTCCGGAAAAAATGACAAGTCTCTTATGTAGACTTCCCAACACTTCGTCCCATATTAAACCATGGCTGCCATGTTCTGGGCGTGATATCCTTAACTGTTAACCACATGGATCGTTGTTCGCCTTCTTTTGCTGAAGGAATACTGTCGCCTGTACTTAATACAGAGTTACGCCAATATTCTTCAGAACCCATTCTAAAGACACCCGGATCGACTGCTTTCCACCAGTGCATCATTGCGAGGGGCTCGACCTTGATTTCGGGGCATGTGCTCATGACGAGAACCTCGTTATCTTCTGTATTTGCGTCGATGATCTGTGCGAATGCTTGTTTAGTGACAAAACTCGCAAAGTCTTCCCAGAGTGCTTCGACTTGTCGAAATTGAACACACTTCATAATAAAACAGTAATCTGTATTTGCGCGCAAGGTCGGCGTAATAGCTTTTGCGTACTGTGTTGTAATTAAGATAAAGAGTTTGTAATGTCGTCCAGCAACAAAAAGCTCTGTCATTGCATCATCATACCTAATAGACGAGTCGGAGATCACATCGTCGAGTAAAATGAAAAAGGGTGCTTGTTTTTCTTTCTCTTCATCAGTCAGTGAGTTGTCGTTCAATATGCGCTTTTGACGACGAAAGACGGCTTCTAGAATTGACGTGTCGTACTTTTTGTAAATATATTTCTCTGGAACATATTGAGACCAAAAGTGGTTCAATTCGTCAGTCTGACTTATTACAATTCCAGCTTGAAACTTGTCTCTCATCAAGTACATTATGTTACGGAATATCCACGTTTTACCAGTGCGACGCTTCCCTATAGCTACAATTGTCGCATCTGTCTTAATGTCGTCAGGGTTGAATTCTGTGAGCTCTGGTAAATCGATTTCTTTAAACATATCAGTGACTAATACGGGCATCTTCTGACCTCTGCCAAATCCAACGTTGTGTTTCGCGGTATCATCGGCTATTTTTGAAGATTTTTTATTTATCTTCGCCGCCGGTGATTTCTTGACACGCTCAATCTTTTTGGGATTGTCATCCTCGGATGCTGAGTCTGTGTCGTAGGAGGGCATCTTCTCTTCGTGAAGTAGCCTAGAAGATTGCGCTCTCAATTATATTATTATTAACATAATCGCCAACCAGTTAAGGCGGCTGCCATGCCTCATTTGCGAGGCACGGCTCTTCGTCACAGACGACGTATGGATGTGCATAGTCGTACTGCGCGAGACCAAAGACAGCGACGTCTTGCGCCTGTGGCAGGCACGCGCGTTGACAAACAACCTGCACGTCCTGGAAACCCCACTGGATGCCAAACTTGTCGCCTCCAACACCAGTGTAGACCTGGTTTGCGTACATCGTCACTGCGACGACGTCACCGGGTGCAACATTGCCGTTGGGTAAGACTTTGCCCGTGTGGTCACACACGTTGATTTTGCGCTCGAAGCTCTTGGCAAACTTCGAGATTGAGAGCATGAGGTTCTTGTACAGCACGCGGCCAGTGCACTTGTCCGTGCGATCCTTCACACTGCGGATCTGCAGAACGCGCACTTCCTCGCGCGAGAGGTTGTTGCGCTTGAGCACCTTCCACTGATTGTCGTGCACAAAGCTGAGAAGGCGATCATCGATTGCCTCAATGATCGATGCGAGCGAATCGAAGTTCGCGTTCACATCAGTGCCGATTGGTTGGCTCGTGAGGTCGAGTGTGAACTTCGACTGCTTTACATCGGCAGGGCCCCACATCGTGCCGAAGTTCCCATCACCAGTCACTCGCGGCCAGTTCGTCACGCACGCAGGCGTGACGATCGCAACTTCAGTCGACTGCGGCCCGACGAACATGTTGATATGGTGCTTTCCATTCTGCTGCTGACTGCCCAGCGAGAAGTGCAGGTGGTTCGGGTCGAAGTCGAGCCAGTTGACGAAGTTCTTTTTCATCTGTAGTAGCGGTCGGGTTTGATCGGTTGAGCGGAGTCCGGATACTGATCTCTTAGAAAAAAGACAGCAGAAGACGTTGGGAGCTTGCCAATTACTGGTTTTTCAACAAAAGTCGGTTCATACGAGCCAGACGAATACGATTGGTAACCGACATCACCACGTCGCTTTTCAATACACGTTTTAATAGCAGGCTCTTCGCGCGAGATAACTCCTGCATATGGTTTCGGTGGTCGTACCTGTCCATTGAGCACGGGTTGTGAGCATAGCCATGCGGGTTGTTGTGAAAAGCGCAATTGCTGTGAAGGTCCTGGCATTCGTCACTCTACTGTAGGAAAAAATTACTCTTCTTTCTAACATTAAAACGAGTATCGAATGCCACAGGAACTTGTAAACTTCAGAGCGACGATCATCGATGCGACAGCGTTTCCAGTTGACGACAGTGTTGATTACGGACTCACTGCAATTGACGAAATGCCAGAACAAATCGAAGAAACTGTTGAAGAAACGATTCAAGAAGCGATTAAAGCTCCTGCGTGCTGCGCTGCAAAAGTGCAAGCGCCGCGCAAAGTTGAGCAACACACCAATAACAGTGAACTTGCTGACGCTCTGCCTATGATCCTTTTGGGTGTTGGCGTTGCCTACCTCGTCGGTGTCTATACTGGTGCGTCGATTTTCTCATCGACTAGTTACATCCTCGACCCACTCGTTGAATCATGAATTCAAATGCTTTCCTCGTCAACATCACGACCGAACCTATCGACCCTACTCAATACACGAAGATCGCCGAAACGATTCTTAAGACGCTGCAGAGCATCGTCGACACGAACCTAGAAGTCTTCACAAAGCCACATGTATCCGAGCCCTGGTGCGATGTGCAGGCCAGTCTGGACAACGACAAGACTGTCCAGATTGTCATGATTCTATTCGGGCGCTCACCGAAGCCGTGGTCGTTGGATAAGAACAAACTCACTGCTTTGCTTCGTGCTGAGCTGCCTATCACTGTGAAGCTTACAAAGCGTTCCATGGATAAGAATGAACTCGCAAGGGTCGAGCGTGAAATCGAGGATTCATCTGCTCAGTCCCAGAATTGATTTGCCATTTCGAGGTCTTCGAGTGAGATACCATCTTGATCGTAAAGGTCAACGATCGCTCCAAGTTCGAGATCGTCAAAGTCATTGGCGCTTGGTGCAGCGTTTTCTTTGCCAGGTGCGACAGTCGGGGCATGCGTAGTTGCAAGAGGCGCGTTGGTAGCGACCAGGGGTGTCGGTACGCGCACGGCTGCAACTGGCGGGCGACTTGGCAGTTCGTTGTCGCCAGGAGCGCGCGGCGGAGCGCGAGTGCGAGCACCACCGCGCATGCGAACGCATTGTCTCTTGTTTGCTTGTTCCGTCTCGTCGTCGTGCAGAAAGGTAAAGTGAGGCGACTCAAAGCACGGTAGTAGCTCGTCCGAATTGTAACCATCGCTCTTAAAAATTTTGCTCATAAAGCCGATTGACGTGCAGACTTCGACGCGCGGTAGTCTCTCTTGAGCGTGAGCGTGCACAATATCTTCGTCGAATTCGTCCATGACTGCGATATTGGTCTTGAAATAGCGCGCAAGCTTGTGCGAATCAAGTCTGTCGAAACCGAACCATTCGCCTGAGCAGATTGCGTGCGTGAAAAAGTACACTCCAACGTCAGCGCGCGTCGAATCGACTTGCACGAGATTAATGTCCTTCATAGTCGAGCACTTGTTGCGCTCAAAATTTGAGATGTAAGCCTCAGTGATGACGAGACAGTTCTTGGGTTTTGCGAGTACTGCCTGCATCATCTGCTCCTCCGTGTAAGGCTTGCCGTCATAGGTCGGCGGCCATGGGCTCGTCTGCACATCGTAAAAGGGCACGTCGCTGCGCATCTCCGAGTGCTCCTTGGGACGCGCGTCGCGCAGCTGCACAGCCGTTGCATTGAGCAAGTTCTTAGCCTTGAGGTACCTTGCCCACCAGTCCAAGCGCAGGCAGAGAACGGGCTCATCGCCGACTGTGATAGTCGTGCGGTAGCAGTGGAAGTAGACGCACTGGTCCGAGTCGTAGAGCACGCTCTGTCCACGCTGAATAATCTCGAGCACAAGCGAGAGGAACTTTTCGAAGAGCCCCGGCGACGAGAGCATGCGCGTCGACTGATAGTGGCAGCTTTTTGCGACAAACTGCAGCAGGTCAAACATCTTCTCGGGAGTGCCTTGGTAGAGCTTCGTCATGAGCACCATCGAATAGCCAACGCGTGCCCAGCCGCTGTTGTTGCGCTCGCGTGTCGTGTGCGTGATCTCGTCGAGGAACGTAGTGAAATCGTTGATCGCACAGATGTCAAAGCCTTCGGCAGGGCGCATAAGCGTAAAGTATTCGGGCATCATTGTAGAGTGCAGCTTGATTGCATTCGTGAAATCCGAGTAGAGGCTCATAGCAGGCGGATCTCCAGAAAGCTTCTTGAAGACGACGTAAATAATGCGCGACCAAAGCGCAGGGTCGTCGGCGCTTGGCATCATCTCGTTCGTCGAGATTGCGAACGTGCTGCGCGGCGTGTCAGTCTTACCAGCAACCATGCGCTCGGAGCCGTCGTGAAAAGTGCGCACCATCGTTGGGAAAGTTGCTTGCCAGCTTCCAGCTTCGCCTGTGAACTTAGGATCCTCGAGGTGCTGTGGAATTGTCGTCATTGATGATCTGCGCATCATCGCAGGCATCGTCGTCTGACCGCTTGCAAGCGGGCCGAAATGCCCAGTCAGCGCTGCTGCCATTTTTGACGCCGACGACTTACCAGTGCCATGGTCGCCAAACATGTAGAGAATCGGATTGCCCGCACCTCCGCCGAATTCGCCTTTCTGCATGTATGGATAGTACATGCCGACGACTTGCCATGCGAGCACGGTCATAGCCGGCCAATAATTGTTCAGGAAGACTTGCGGACAGATCTCGTTGAAGAGCTTGTAGCCGACAGTGTACTTGCAGTGAATGGGCATCGGCACAATGCGCGGAAAATCCTCGAGTTTGTACGCATTGACCTTGTCGTCAGTGAAAGTCTTGTCATACACGGCCCATTCAGTCTCACTGATGTTCATAATATCACCAGTTGAAGTATCGAACGCGCGATTGCCGAGAATAACCACTCCGTCGTTCTGCACGCCCCAGTAAGACACGAGCTTGGACTTCTGCGGCTTCGGAAGCGAGAGCAGATACGCAGCAAGCATGGACGGACTGAAATCGATCGTGAAGAGGCTCGCATCGACGGACTGGAACGCGCGCAGTACATCGACTGCGTAGCGGTACTGTGAGAGTTCGAGCATTGCGATGCGCGGTTCCTCCTCGTTGATGCAGAGCACTTTGAACAGCGGTGGCATCGACGTCGATGTATAGATAGCGAGGATCTCCGATATGTAGAAGTTCGCAATCTGAATGCGCGAGTCCTTCTTGCCGATAAGGTGCAGAAAGCCGTCGATTTGCTCGAACTCGTACTTGCACGACTCCGAGCGCGAGCTGCCGACTGACGATTGTGCATCCTGTGACTGCTCACGCTGAATGTTGATCTGACTTGCCATGAAGGGCCAGAAGCCTGCGTGCGCGATGCGGTCGAGCCATGGCTTGCCGCTCTCGATCGTCAGCGTAACGATGCGCGGGTCGACTGGCTGTGTCAAAGTCACAGTCGCACGAGTGCCGCTGTACCTGAATGACGCAGTGCATTGGTCGGCCTTGCACTCGAGCACGAAGGAGTACCTTGACTGCAGCTTGTTCTGCTGCTCATAGACGACGCCCGTCGGGCCCAAGATCACGTTGATGCCGTTCTCATCTGTGCGCACTTTGCCTTGCGACATCGTCTTGATCTTCTTGGCGGTGAAGCGCTGGAAGGTGCCGTCGGCGATCGGCACTATGTGCTTGTGCGAATCGGTGTCTACCAGCTTGCACTTCTTCAGTTGGCAGTACTGCACGCTATGCACGCGCAGTTCGTCTTCCTCGATGAGCTCAAGCAAGGCCGGCATCGTATCCTGCAGAGTGTCGCGCAGCTCGATGCTCAGGACCTCGCGGAAGATGCCGAGGAAGTAGCGCGCTGTGTCATCGGAGGCTACGTAGTTCACGCCGTCGAGGCACTGGCCACTGCGCAGAAGTGCAATGCTCAGCTCATCCTGCGGCACGGGCACGGCCGCGACGTCCTGCCTCTGCGACGACATGGACCGACGATTCTACTGGTTTTTTTCTTGGCGCGAATCTTCGAATTCCACAGAATTTTTCACACCTTGGACTTGCACTGTAAAAAAATCTTCGAGACTTCGAGACTTCGAGTATTAGTTTTCTATTTCTTAAGAATAAAATATAAAATATAAAGAACTCTCCAGGTCTCGAAGTCTCGAAGAGTTTTTCATTGTGCAGGCGCCGTCTGAAAAAATTCTGTGGAATTCGAAGCTTCGGCGCGAAAAGCCAGTAAATGCCGTTTGCGAAGCAATGGATGTCGCTGGACATCTGGCAGCTCGTGACGTCGCAGGACACGCAGTGCACGGACGAGGAGTACAGACTCGCTGAGAAGATCGTGCTGCGCATCGGTCCGGCGTATGAATGGCCGCGTCGCGCGATTCTCACGTTCGCTGGTGCGCCTGGCAGTCTGAAGCACAACTGCGTCGCTGGGCACACGATGAGCCGCTTCGCGTTCGCAGTCTGGTGCATTGGCAATGGCTGCACGGCAGAGCTGCTCAAGGAGTGGGTCATGACGCGCAAGCTGATTAATGAGCCAGCGGACCAGCGCAACTTCAGCACGCTGTGTGAAAATCTGGTTGCTGGGCGCATCACTGAAGTCAGTGGGCGTCCGGTGACTGTGTCGATTCTCGCAAGCAATCAGAGCCGTCACCAGGCGAATATGGTATGGTGCGAATGCCTCGGCAACTGCGAATACCCCGGGCCGGGTAGCTGGTGCGAGGTGTGCCGCGAGGGCGAGTACATCAAGAGCAGCAGCCGACTCACAGTACTCGAATTCAATATGCTCGATGCACCCGTGCAAGATTATTACAAGGATACTTGCACCAAGTGGGGCATTGATTGGTCCGACCTGCTCACACCAATCATCGTCAACTTGGGCGACCGCATGATCGGTCCCAAGCACTTGCACAACTTTGCGCGTGGCATCTAATACTGCCTCACTCTCCAAATAACGACGGTTTAGGAAGGTGTGGCCGACTCGCGTACCAAATTTCATCACGAATTCTTCTTTGCCTTGCCTCTGCCTTTCTACGCCAATATAGTTCTGTTTTCGGTCTACGGACATATGGATTCAAATGACTTCGGGTCGGTGTATAATAATACCAGGTACCATAGCGTCTTTGACGTCTCAGAGTAAATCGTGCTCTGTCTCCGAGATATTCTAAAAAATTTCGAACCGACTTAAACCTCGATTGAAAGTATAAGATCTTTCTTATACTTAAGGTTTTCACAATAGGTTCCCATATTTTGGGATATACTTCGTCTGTCGTTGGAGTTGGCATATGCTTCGTATCACACGAGAAAAAGATGTGTTCAAATTTGTTATAGTTTCATTCACACGAACAACACGTTCACCAGAATTTTCCTCCAAGAACAATGAGCGACGTTGTCCAGCAAATGCTTGGAGCCGACCTCTCTGGCGCGCCAACCGCTGCGCTCACGGACGCCGCGATCGCTGGGCTCGGCGCGCATGCGCACGACACGATCCTCCAGGAAGTGGCACGCGCTGAGCTCGAGCAGGACGAGCACGCCGACGACGCGCCCAAGATTCTGGACGACTGCGTGGTGATCCTTGACTCTCTCGGCGCCGCTTGCTTGTTCCGCAACATCCACGACGCCTGGAAGGGTGGCTACGGAAGCGGCGACTTCGTCGACGTCATGCTTGAGGGCAAGACGATCTGCAGGGCCGCGAGCATCACGGACTCGGTCCTCGTGCCCGACGGGAAGTGGACGACCAGCAACGGTCTCTTCATCGCAGTGCAGAGAAACGCGAACTTCAGCATCATCCTCTGGTGCAGATGGGCGTCCTTCGAGATCAACTGCCTCGTCGCGGTTGACCTCAAAATCCGAGTCAATATCGAGATCATGGTCTTCCTCTTCGACTACATCGATAAGAGTGTGCAGTGGCCGTCTGTGATCGACCCGCTCGTCAAGTACCTTACGGCACTCACGAGCTACTCTTACGATGCCTTGCTCTGCCTCACGTCGCAAACGATCGGCATTTCCACCAAGGAGCTGTATCCGAACGCGTTCAAGAACGCGTTCGCACGGACGATCTCGAAAAAACCTCTCCTGTGCCGTGCGTTCTACATCCTGTGCTTGAACATCCTCGCAGAAATCTTAGCGTACAAGGACGCAGTCTGGCCAAAGTACGAGTCGCTCAAGAAACTCGAGGACTGGATGGAGACGGTCTGGCCACGCCTTGACGAAACTCGTCAGGCTACTATCTGGCGCGGCCACGAGGTCATCGAAATGGGCGTGCACGAGCTGTACCGCCAGCTCGACGAGCCTATCTTCACTTTCAAGTTCACGTACGATTGCGTGTGCCACTCTGCGAAGTTCGCACAGGACATTATGACTTACGGCGGTGCGCCAACTGTGCAACAGCTCGACAACGTCCTGGACAGCTACATGAAATGGTGGTCGGGCGTCCCACGCAACGAATTCACGCCAATCGAGAGATGGCTCCCCGCACCTTATTCACCCTCGGACGACGAAGATATCTCGGCGTCGTCGTCTGGCACATCGTCGCCGATTGCATCGTCGCGCCGCTGTCTGCTCAAGGAGTTCGTGGATGACATGGACAAGACGACCAAGAGAAAGCGCGAAATGTTTGACTCGCTTCTGCAGGCCATCGAGACGGAGGTCGAGGAGGTCGATTAAGTACCGAGCATGGCCATTTCAACACGCTGTGTGAACGCAGTGCTACCCGGAACAACCGTCGCGATAAGCGTGATCAGCGCTGCACCTTGCAGAGCGTCACCGACGGATTGGAATGGAAGCATTGCCATGAATGTGAATGTCGAAAACATATACAGTGCGTGCAGATTGAAAGTCATTCTAGCATTGCATTGGAATTTCACTGTTAATAAATCTAAGTGTGTAAATTGTGTAAATGGACTGGACTGAGGACATTTATAACGTTTTAGATAACATTCGAATTAACTCACTTCTTTTATCAAAAAAACACAAAACACGCTACTTCGAACTGCGAGCTAGTATTAAATGGTACAGGCTCCCTGTAATTGTTTTGAACGGCGCAAACTCGATTATTAGCGTCGGTTTGCAGCCGTACACGACGCAGGGCGTCATCTCAATCACAACGAGTCTCATTGCACTAATCTGCGGAATCATAGGTTCGATTGAGCTCTTTCTCGGCAAACAAAAGCGCATGGAGAGCGATATGATCGCACATCGTGATTATTACCTACTGTCTGTTGACATTTTCAAGACACTTTCACTGAACCCTAACAACCGTCCCATTCCTGCGAAGGATTATCTCGAGAAATCCTTCAACACCTACCAAAAGCTCATCGAGAGCAGCGATACGCTCGCACGCCGCATCGAGGACCAGCTCATTCCACTTGCGATCGGCACTGTGACCACACCTTGCGAAGAAAGCATCGCCGAGTGAGCTTTTACGCGAACGACGTCAGAGCACGGCCATCCTTGATCGCGAGCCAGTTGTAATACATACCATAGACGTCAACAATGTATTGATCGTCGACATTTGCCGTCGGTGTGCTCAAACCCGGAGCATAGCCGTCGACGCCGATCTCGAGGCGCGCGTGCGAGACCTTTGAGAAGTTCACTGAACCGCTCGGGTTCGCGCCCTCCGGATTCAATGCGAACGGATAAACGTAAATCTCCTTACGGTCCATCATCTCCGAGAGCTGCTCGAACTCCTCGAGCTGCGAATGCTCAGCAACGAGCGTAAAATCGTCGCGCGCAGCCGAGTGGATCATCGGCATCAGACGGTTCATCAAGTAATCGCGATCGATGCCCTGACCATCGAGGTGGCGCGACTGTCCGTTCAGCTTGAGCTGAAAGGTCGTCGTCTTCAGGTACGTCGGCTGACGCACTTGAGGAATTGGATCGGAGCAGTTAACATAGGACGTCCAGTTCTCGAAATTCGGGTCCTTACCACCGCCGTGATACGCAAAGTAGTTCTTGATACCACCAGTCCCCATAGTCATCACACCGTCGCCAGTACCAGGAGAGACTGAGTTATCCGTCGACGAGCCCAGCTCGGCGAGCTTGCGAATCGTAATGATGATCTCCTGAATCGGATGCAGGAAGTTCAGATCCATTGCAAGCACCTGTGAGCTTCCACTTGGCGAGCACTTGATAGCGAACTGCTTCGTCAGATGGTTCGTATCGTCCATGAGCTTCATCAAACGCACGTGCTCCTTGCCCATAAGAGCGGTCGCCTCCGGACCCGTGACGTGCACGTAATGGCAGCGCAACTGGCACTTATTGAACCACTGTCCATTCGATGGCGACGGTTCTTGCGAACTGTACGCCGGAATCTGATCGACCACATATCCCGTGCCTGGGTTGGAATGGATCGCTCCTGCAAGGTTCCAGCCACCTGTACTCGCGACCCACCTATCGGGAATTTCAATATAATCAGCAACTTTCGAATAGCACGATCCATACGACGTGAAGTTACCATACGAGTCATACGTCGGTGCCTTGTTTTCGTCTGCAGGCATCGCCGAATCTTCAGTGAAATTCCACCCGAACCAATAAAATTGGACACCTGTGAACAATGAAGGATCGATATTGCCAGGTCGAATCTGACGCAGACCGGTAATGAAGTATTGACACATCCAAGAATGGCCATTACTACCACCGATAGTATCATCGTCTGGTGTAGTGCTTGCACCAGTAGTTTGACCAGGTTCTTGACAACGGGTTGTTGCGACCTCAAAAACTGCATCATTAGGGTGTGGTCTCTTACCGACATGGTCTGCTGTGCTAGGATACCAGCTTTCGTGCGAGATAACCAACAACTTAACTTCGCGATGTCCATGAGCTGCAGTGTATGATGCAGTATTCCATAAACCACCAACCCAGTTAGCACCTGAAGAATCGACATCGTTATTACGAGAAGTCGTTCGCACTATAGACATCAGACACTGCGTGAGCTTCGTTTGATCCAGCTTGATTCCCATCTGAATGACACCATTTTGATCACGTGGCGTAGGACCACGAATGTATGAGAAATCATCATCCTCAAGATCGCCAGCCTGCTTCAGTGTGCCCTTTTGCATAAGAACCTCCTTGACCTGCTTGAACTTGATCGTCACACGGATATCGTTGCAACCCGCGATCGCAGCGATTGGGAAGTACTTCGACGGGTGCTGCGTGAAGAAAAGCCCAAGCGGCACACACAAGTGCTTGCCCTCCTTCGCAACAACGTCGACGTTCGTATTCGAATTGTGATTCGTCGACGAGATGTGTGGAAAGACCATGCCGGGCCTTTCAAGTGAGTCCCACCATGTAGAGTGTGGTTCGGTAACAGCATCATGTGTGTTGTACATGAGCTTGTGGTAATGCATCTGCTTGTACGAGATGATACGATCATACGAGTCATAAGCAGGGTCTGGGTTGAGTTCGGGGTACGACCGATTCGGACCCGTCGATGTGCCGTTCTTGCCGCCGTCGAGTGTCTGTTTGAAGAGTGGCCGACCAGTCTTGAGCGTCTGGTGGAAACCATAGCGGTTGTTGCCATTACGCATGAGCTCGTTGATGATGTTCAGCGATTCGCCTGTGAGCGTCTCGACGTCGTGGGAACCGACCGAAAAGGTGATCTTCTCGATCATCGCATACCCAACGTTGTCGACCCACCCCCAAGCCTGTGCCTGACCCGGTTCAAGCAAGTTGTCGCCTTCACCCCTTCCCGGAATTTGCGGAACATCGACTTTGTTAAATTCAATCATGAGGTCAACAGGACCAAGCAGATCCGCGGCCTTCGGAATGATGAAGCTCACAGTCTGCCCAAAGTTCGCAGCGTTCTGCGGATCAACGTCGCGCAACTGCATTTGGAAGTTGCTCGTGCGCTGGTAGCCCACATTGGTGAAGTACGACTTGGTGTTGTCGAAGAGAAGCTTGTCCTGAGGACCTTGGTTGAGCGAGAGCTGTACAGCCATAGCTGAAGACTAATCTAGAGTTAGAATTAAATCACGCAAGCGCTCCAGAGCCAATAGCGACTCCGTCACTCTGATCGGCGTCGGCGTCCTTCCTTGATTTCACAGCACGTCGGATCTTTTCAATTTGCTGAGTGTTCCCAAAGGGCTCGACACTGCCGATCTCGACAATATCGTTAATATTGCACATAGATTTTGGAGGGTCGAGTATAATCGGCTGCTTTGTAGGATCGGGCGTTCCTGCACTTTTCTCGTTGCAGTGTCCCTTGTTGCACATAGCACCAACGGGTTTCTGCTTTTTCCTCGCGCTGTACACAAGAGCAACAATTGCTGCACCGACAATTATCACAGCAGCCATGCTTTTCTTCCATTCGTCTAGAATTTTTATCGCACATTTCGCCCAAAGCTCACTGAAAGGCGCACTGGAACGACTTTAGGACAGCAGTATAGAAGTGCGATTGCGACTGTCGTTGTAGAGATTGCTATTGCTGTTATTACAGCGAACATCACTTCTTCGACTTCATATCTAGAAAATGCTTTGCAAGTACATATGCATCGTCCTGTGCTTCCTTTAACTGCTTCTTCGTTTCTTCGAGCTCGGCGCGCTCCGCCTTGCGAAAATCAATCGCTGCCTGGACTTGTTCTGGCGTTGGTTTCTTCGGCAGATTAACAGGCCTACCACCGGGTCCGTATTGCGCTGCAATGGATCGTGCATAAGTGAACTCGCTTGTGCCGTAGCGTTTACGTGCGTCGAAGAACATTCTCTGCTTACGATAAGAAAAAGTTCTAACACTAAAGTGATTCTCTAAGATGCGTTATGCAATCGCGATCGATGTGGGGATTCGCAATCTGGGCGTTTGTGTGTACGATTTCATCACATGCAAAATTGTGTACTGGGATAACATTCCACTTATGTCCGGCCGCTACATACCCTCAAACAATGTGATCTACGTCAAGGAGTTTGTCAGGCGCTTCCACCACTACTTTAACGAGGTTGCGTGTCTGATTGTCGAACGCCAGATGCGCTGCAACATGCGCATAATTGAAGCGCTCTTTCAATCAACGTTTTACGATGTTTGCATTGTCATCAACCCGAAAAGCGTCAAGATGCATTACGGAACAAGCAAGGGCGAGTACCGTGCGAATAAGATCGCAGCGGTCGATTGGGCGACGAGCTTTGTCGAGAAGAACCCGGGCGCCTTTGCTGACAGCAGCTGCCTCGCGTTCAATACGAAAGGAGCAAAAAAGGACGATCTCGCTGATTCACTTTTGCTGATTCTGTACTACCTCGATACTTATTCCAATCAATTGAGCAGCGAATGAGCGATTGTGAATTTGACGATGCGATGAGCGAAGACGACTGTGAAGAAGATGATGATAGTGAAGAAGAAGACTTCCGTGCAGCAGTCGCAAGCAAACTCGAAAACGATTGGTTTTTAAAACATTACGCAGAACTCGAGGAGCTCTACAGCAGCTTCAAGACGAATGGTGAAACTATCTTTGGTGGTTGGTTTTTTCAAAGTGGCGGTTTCCATCACTTTGTACACTTTGTGTACTTACACTCACAACTATCTTCTAAACCTCCTTAAGACAAGATGATGCTCGTCATTGGATCTTTCGCAGCCTTAGCGTATATGTACCTAAAACGCCAGGGGATTGAAACTGGCATCGATGCACAGGTTGCCGAATATCGAGCACAGCAAATAGTTGTCCCAAACGATGTTGCTCCCGATGCGACCTATGACGAAATCCGCTCAACGTGGATTGAGTGTAGCAAAACAGACACGGAACAAATCAACAGCGATTTGACCGAGAACGAGAAGCGCGCGTTGCTAAAGGGCGTCAAAGACATGCACGACGAGGCCGTGCTTTACGATAAGTATGGACCTCAATCGGGTGAAATTCAAGGGATCATGCTTGAGATGGCGAATTACTGAGTTATGAACTATGAATTTTTAAACGACTTCTTTGCTCTACGCTGCTCGCGCTGCTCGCGTACCGCCTGCCTCTGTTGTTCATAAGTACCACGTTGTGAATTTGTATAATTATTCGTAATTTGGTACGCACGTGATGATCGTTCGACAATCATGTTGTGAAGGTGCTCTCGTCGCTGTTGCTTACTATGCAAAGATTCTGTGAATCTACCAAGCTTCACGCGCATGTCGCTTGTCATTGCATTATAATGCTCCTCCAACATTTCTAGTAAAGATTTGGAAATATTTACCGCGCTACTGCAGAGCTTCGGACTGTTTCCAAATTACTCACATAGTTCTGCCTCATCTGTGCGAGTTCGACAGCAGACGGCGTTGGTGCTGCTCTTGCTTGCACTGTAGTATTACTATTACCACTTGTTAGGTAATACAACCCACCGACAAGCACGACTGCAGTCAGGACGTAAGGTAGCATTTCTACGAAATTGGCAATACTACCAACCCCACCAGTAATGTCTTTACCAAGATCCGCAACGTCGTCCGAAACGCTTCCAATCAGATGCTCGCCATCTTGCGCAACTCCTCCGAGTGCGTCACCCGCTTCGTGCGCAAAGTGATCAACCGAGCTCTTGAACCCGCCCAAGTTTGTTGCATACGCGCCGAGAAGCACAGCGCCAGTACCCATACCCATTGTCGTCCAACTCATACCACCCTTCTTCGGTGCTGGTATCGGCTTCTCTGGAGGGATGTTGGGCGTTGGTGCTGTTTCCTCACTGAGCCTCGGAGTCATAGGTTCAACAGCACCGCGCGCGTTGCCATGAACGCTCGTATTGATTTCGGAGGTCTCAGCGTGTGGTGCTCTCATAGGGTTCACTGGAGTCGTGATTGGGTCTCGAACCTCGGGCGGCTTCACTAGACGGCCAGTAGATTTCTCAGCAGTTAGTGCAAATTCCTCAGCCTCGCGTGCAACAAACATCGCGATCTTTTATGCTGCTTCAGAATTTACATTGCATCTGAACCCGGTGGTTTCGACACAGTCTTGTGCATTGCGCGAACAGCCTTAGCAACCTCGGGATTCTGGTTCGCCGCATTGACTGTGACGACAGTCGCGCCGATCGCGAGCACGAGCCGAATTTCGGGCGGAGTGTAGAGACCCGTATTGTACTTGATGAGCAACTCGTCGATGATCGGCTGAAACTCGTGCATATTCTGCTTTGTCACAGAACCCAAACCTCGAAGGTCGAGATTGAGCGGGTTGTAGTAATCTGTTGAGCGCTCAATGCACGTCATCACTGTGCAGAGTGCAGCTGCGCCGAAATTGCCCGACTGAGTGCTGCTGCCGAGCTGCAGCTCGACGTAGTGCAGCTCGTCCTCAATCTCCTCGTACGTGCTCTTGAACGTGACTTTGTTGCGCGACTTGAGATTCGTGAAGCGCTCCTTATAAGCGTTGATCTTATCGACCATCGCGCGCAGAACTTCGGGTGGTGGAGGCGGTGGTACGGCGGGCTCGACGGGCGTCGCTTCCATCGCAGCAATGATCTCCTTTTGACGCTTCGACGACTCTTTAAAATCCTTCGTGACCTTCACAGACTTCTTTGCATTTGCGCGCTCCTCCTGCACACTTCCAAGCACACTGGGGTCGAGCTCGGCGAGGCCGAGAGGGTCGTAGTCAGAACGCATTTTCTTTCATTTTACATTTAGAAACTATTCACTCATTCATGACATCTACAAACAGCTTAACATACTTCCAAAACTTCTCGTGCATATCCTCACGCCGGCGCACGTCGTCGATCAGCGACACAAAGTGCGCAAGTGCGGGTTCGTCCTTCGCAAGCGCGACAAGCGCGCTCCAGTTGCGGTGAGTCTCAATCTCTTTTTTAGTGTGCAGCATCGCGCAAAGTGTCGTTAGCTCAAGCTCAGAGCGCGCGTCGATAATGGAAACGTAATCCACTGACGAGCCGAGCTCGGATTGAATCCACGTCGCCATGTTGTGCATCTTCTGTTTGATAAATTCTCCGGTGTTCATGTCAGTAAGACAGTGAGAAATGCAGCACTCAAAGGTACGGCTAGAAAATGAACGTCAGTTGCTTCTGGGTCGCTCGAGAGGCCTTTCTGAGCGCGCATCTGCCCGTCCTCCGTGAACGCCGATTTCGGCAAGCCCGCGCTAAATGCAATAATGCCGACGATCGTCGAGACGACAAACGCACGCGCAAAGGGATGTCCGAGTCCAAGAATGACCAACGCACCTCGCACACCTTCGACTTCAACCTTGACCTTCCTGTCCATTTACTACTCAATCTCTCAGAAATTTTATGGATCCTTTTGTGCCTGAGTAGTCCCGGCAATAGTCCTACCGTGGTTACCAGGTTGGTTGCTAAAGAACATATTAGCAGCCTGGCTCCTGTCAGTACCACCAATCCTTTGTCTAAACATAGCCATAGGACCACGTTCAGCGGCCCATGAACCGTGAGGAATATTCTCGTCACCGACATACACGTCACTGTATGGCATTTCTCGAGATTGCCTGTCGATAACACCCGTACTCTTTGACCCAACCTTTGATGAAGTATACGGCAGCTTCAACGTTTTCGGGTTGAATGGCCTCTTAAACCTGCCTGGGAGGAATGCATAACTAACGTAATTATCATCAGCTGTTTGTTTCCCAGCTTCACGCTGTAGGAAAGGACCCGAAATCGCTCCCTGATCCACCATGTATTTGAAATAAAGATCATCAAATGAATTGATTCCCCACATATCAATCATTTGGTTACGCAGTGCAAACTCGTAATCGGCTTGAGCTTGTGACATACGGCGGTTGACATACTCCGGATAGACCTTGAACAAAAAGTCCGCACTTCCAGGTGCCTTCGGATCGACTAAGGCCTCGACGTAATTGTCAAACTTCGCAAGCTCTTGCATGTCTTCCATGTACTTCATGTAGTCGAGCTCCTTATCAATCGGCAACGTCCGAACGACACCCGTTTGTTCTGCGATTTCATTGCGGCGCGACAGTTCCGCCTTTGTGTTCGACGGCCCTTCGTATTGTACAGGCATATGTGAAATTGCGGTCTGCGGCATGAAATAGGGTTGATTACCGCCGGTGATGGGCGTTGTTTGCTGCGCGGGATCACCATATGCTGGCAAGTTCGCCCTCTGTCTTTCAAGCAGATTTTGCTCAGCCATCTTTTTCGCGTAATCGGTAGCCGCATCAAAGTTGTTATCGGCATATGGTTTGTTTAGAGTAGGTTTCGGCGGCATTTGATATTTCAATGCTAGACATTAGAACATTTGGAAAATGAATCACACAATTTGAAGCGAATCTTAACACTCATTATCACCATACGAACTCTGTCCTGTCGAGCCTCTTACCATTTTGACCACGCATGTATAGGATGTGACGCGCTATACTCGTGAACAATTTATCACGTTTGCGTTGACTCACATTCCCAAAATTATCTGCAATGTAATTGTCGATAACTTGACCAACGAGATTCGGATGTAATATGAAGTCGTCTTCTCTACCTGGGAGAATGTCGGATAGCTTTTGGTCTTCGACTCTAAGCACGTCAATGTTCTCCATCATCTTAATATAACTCTTTAGATCGTCCTCCTTCGTATTATAATCTCGTCGATCCACTGTATCAATCCCAGGGTTAAGTAGATCGTTAAGTCTCTTTACAACAGCGGCGGCCGTAGTTGGTCCCGTAGCACGAAAACGATCATAAAGTAGAGCTTCTCTATTTGGGAGTGGTTGCTCTGAAAATTGTTTTTCGGTCAACCTTCTGGGGCGCTCTGTAACCGATTGCAACCATTTCTGATAATATGGATCTTTGATAGCGTCATTGTATTCTTTGAGTGTTATACGTCTAGACGCATATGGATATGGATCACCAGCACGCTTCTGTGCAGCATGTAGTTTTGGATCTACTATCACCATTTGATCGTCCTCTAATGTTAAATCTTCGTTGGGATCAAGAAGATCAGGAACACGACCATACTCAGCAGTTTTTTTCGCTTCTCTGCTCGCTTTGCGTCTTTGTCTCAAACGTTCAATTTGACTCTGGTGTACTTCCTCATCCGTGACTTGCGGTAGCTCTTTTGGTTTTGGTTGTTGCTGTCGTGACACACCCGATGCTGCTGCTGCTAGAAATG